TTATCAATATTATTAGGTGCTAGTCTTACGGATGCTGTAACCAATCCAACAGTTAGTAAGGAACCTACGCATGAAAACCTATGGATCAACACTGATATCAGAATCAGCTAGAGAACAACTACGAATCTTACTTAATCCTAAACCCCTAAAGAAAGGGGATGGAGAGTATGAGATCGGTTATGAATCAGCTAAAAGAGATATACTAGAATCTATCTCTGCATTCGCTGGAGGTAATCTATGATCCGACAAGCAACTCAACAAGACCTCTGGCATATACTTGACCTCACAGAAGAGTTCAATACTATGTACTACCATAAGCCATTGGATGAAGTTAAGACAGTCGGTATGATTGAGCTCATCATCGAAGATGGTGTATGCTTTGTATCAGATAAAGGCTACATCGGTGGTGTTGTTATGCCAGACTCATTCCGGGATGCTAATGCTCTAGTTGAGCTCGGTTGGTTCGCCAAAGACAACTCCGGTATTAAACTACTAGACGCCTTCATTGCAGAGGGTCATAGGCTAAACGTAGACGAGATCAGGATGTGTACTATGAGTACAAGCCCTGATATCGCAGATAAGATTATACTTCGTAAGGGATTCACCCTAGCGGAGACACAGTACAGACTGTAAAACATAATGGGAGGCATACATGCCAGCATTCACATCAATCATTGCTGCGGCCTCTCTAGGAGTGTCAGCAGCGGGTGCAGCAAACGCAAAGAAGGCCGCTGCCGCTACTGCAAAGAAACAAGCAGCATCACAGGCGCAGCAGCAAGCAGCCGCTACAGCACAGCGAGAGCAGGATCGTGTCATCGCTGATGAGCGCGCAGCAGCCAGTGCATCAGAACTGAAGCAGCAGCAGGATGCAGCGAAGCAGCAGCAAGCAGACAACGAAGCAGCGCGTGCTGCTGCAGAACAACTCTCTGCGGATGAGAAAGCAGAGCGCGAGAAAGTAGCAGAAGCATCTCGTGTTAAGGTCTCTGAAGCACAAGCACTAGACGCCCAAGACAAAGGCGATAAGGTAGCGGAAGTTGCTATCGGAACAAGTAGTGCCTCTGACGCCTTGCTGAAATCAGACCCAACAGCGTCAACAGCGTCAACTGAGACAGGCGCAACGAGGAAGAAAGCCAAGGGCCGTAAGGTCGGTGGCGTCTCCAAAGCTAAGAGAACCGTAGGAGGTCTGTAATGCAAGCCCATGAAGTAAGTAATGTATGGGCAGACATGGACACAGAGAAGGGCGATCTAATTGATCGCTCTGAAGCATTCTCTCGTTGGACCGTGGCTGCTATCATGCCAGCCGACGGCGGTGAGAAGGTAGAGCAGATTCATGGTAACGTCCATGTAGGCGCTTCCCTTGTTAACCACCTAGCAAACAAGATCGTGGATGTGCTGTTCCCAGTGAGCCGCCCATTCTTTACAGTTGCCATGACCCCAGAGGCTCAGCTAAATCTAGAGCAGGAGCTCGGTGATGACCAAGCAAGTGTACTTCAAGAACAAGTTCGAGATGCCACAGCTAAGCTAGAGCGCGTAGCTATGCGCGGTCTGAAGCTAACAGCCTATCGTCCGACAGCAATCCTAGCAGCAAAGCATCTGATCGTAACAGGTAACGCTCTGCTGCGTCGTATGCCGTCAGGTGAGCGCGTATTGTATCCAGTGAACCGCTACGGTGTCCGTCGTGACATCTTAGGTAAAGAGATCGAAGTCGTCTTGTCTGACAAGAAGGTGTTCTCTACGTTCTCTGATGAGATGCAGAAGATGATCCTAGCTGTGCACGGCGGTACTAAGCAAACAGATATGATTCAGCTTCTCACGCACTACAAGCGTGATGGTAAGCGCTGGGCTATCCGGCAGGAAGCCGAAGGCGTTGGTATCGGACATACCGTGTATCAAAACGACAAAGACTACGACCTACTCATTCTCGACTGGACACTACACCCCGGTGAGAACTACGGTCGTGGCCTCGTTGAAGATCACGCTTCTACGTTCCACAACATCGACGTCACGAATGAAGCTGTCATTGATCTAATGGCAATCATTGCTGACGTTAAGTTCTTTGTTCGTCCGGGTTCCCCGCTGTCGCATGACCTAGCTGCCCTTAACGCTGCCCCTCGTGGCACGTACTGGCCCGGTAATGCAGAAGACATCAGCATCCCTGAGATGCGTGCTCGTGGTGATCTAAGTACTATGATTGAGGTTGTCTCCCGTTGGGAGAATGAACTCTCTCAGGCGTTCCTTAAATCAACTGTACGAGACGCAGAGCGCGTTACTGCAGTAGAGATCAGGATGGTTGCTAATGAGCTAGAGAGCGCCTTCGGTGGTCTGTACTCACAACTCGCTATGTCTTGGCAGCAGAAAGAAGCTGACTACGCTATCAGTAAGGTAGACTTCGATAAAGAAGTAGGTACAATCGGTAATGCCTTTGAGGTAGTCGTAACGACTGGTCTTGAGTCACTGTCCCGTGAGGGTCAGATCGACAACCTACGCCTAGCTATCGGAGACCTTCAGATGATGGAGGCTGTACCGGAAGACATGCGTGGTTCTATCAACCCACTTCGCTTTGCTAAGTTTGTATTCACCAACCGCAGCGTTGACCTCAAGGCATTCCTGTACTCACAAGAGGAGATGCAGGCTAACCAAGAGCAACAGATGCAGATGGCTGGTCGTCAAGAAGCACAAGCAGGACAACAAGAAGTTGCAACCCATGCTGGGAAAGCAGCTATAGACAACAAACAATCGTAGGAGAGAACGATGACCGAAGAAGTAACACCAGTAGTTGAAGAGACTGTTGAAGCTGTTGTAGTAGAGACCGTTGACTTGGATGCAAATCCAGTTGACGGCACTCTCGCCGCCACTGACGCAGGTTTTGTAGCCAAAGCAGAGGAGCCTCCAATTGATGAGGCTGCTGCAGAGGCTGAACCTGCGGAAGAGGCACCAGAAGCTGAGCCAGTCGAAGCAGCCCCTTATGATTCCTCTGTATGGGGTGACACAGGGTCTGACGTAGGCAACAGCATTCTTGGTATGTTGGAAGAGTCCGGTATCAGTACAGACGACGCTAAGGCGTTGATGTTCGATGCCGTGATGGAAGGCGACATCACTAAGATCGACGTAGATGCACTAGCAGCTAAGGTCGGTAAGAACGCAGCTAATATCATTATGTCAGGGGCTAAGACCTACATTGCAGAGAGCGCAGTTAAAACTGCTTCTATTGTATCTGAGGTTCATACCGCTGTCGGTGGTAAAGACAACTGGGACGCCGCATCTAAATGGGCGTCGTCTAATATCCCGGAGGCTACTCTCGCAGAGTATCGTCCGATGATCGACAAGGGTGGTGCTTCGGCACGATTCGCAGCAGCGGAAATCCTTGCAGCTTACAACGCGGACGGTAGCAATTCTACCCTCGCACCATCAACCCCCCGCGCCGAAGGAACTTCGGTGTCTCCCCCAGCAAGCACAGCAACAACCCGTGCAGAGTACTTCGCCGCTCTTGAAAAGGCTAACCGCAGAGGCGCTTCTCAGAAAGAGATCGCCGTAATCCAAGCGGATCGCAATCGCGGTCGCTCCAAGGGCATCTAAGCTCTAATCACATACCAATAGGAGACATCAAATGTCAGGTATCAATATCCCAGCAGATTCCACGCACCTATCAGATCAGGCAATTGCCGATATGATCGAACAGTACGGCGGCGCTGTTGATTCTCAGTTCGCTAAGAAGTCCATGATGCGTAACTTCGTTGACGTTAAATCCGTCAAAGGTACAGACACCATTCTGAACCGTCGCGTAGGTAAGACTTCGTTGACTACTTTGACTGCAGGCGTTCGCCCAGCAGCAGCTAAGACTAGCTTCGGTTCCACATCGCTGACCATTGACACTGTTGTCATGGCTCGTGATAACCGCTCTATGCTGAACGAATTCCAGATCGACTTCAATGCTCGTGCGGAACTCGGCAAAGACCACGGTAAAGAACTCGGCAAGTTGTTCGATGAATCCATGCTCATCGCTGGTATCAAAGGCGCAGCAGCATCCGCTCCTGCTGGCTTGAACGGCGCATTCGGTGCAGGTACAACTGCTGCTCTTGCGACTGCAGGCGACGAACTCGACCCAACTAAGTTCTACACTGCCCTCGAAACAGGTGTTGTTTCTATGCAGTTGAAGGACATGGACACAGACGAGTGCGTTATCTTCGTGACACCAACTCAGTACGCTGTTCTGTTGAACAACGACAAGCTGGTCAACCAAGACTACAGC